TTTTTAACCCAAGAACCGTGCGGCTGGGAGGCGGAAAGATTATTACCGCAGCAGCCACGGATTCATTGAAGCGATTAGATGCTGGTAACAGTATTCAAATATCAGATGAGGGGATAGATCGGTTACAGGCTGGTATCCGTAAAAAACTTATGGCAGATGCTTTGCAACCTGCATCCGGACCAAATATGACTGCTACAGAGGTGCATGTGCGCGTTGATCTGATCCGGCAGCAGTTAGGTCCGCTATATGGCCGTTCACAGTCTGAATTACTTGAGCCGTTACTAGAACGTTCTTTCGGATTGGCTTATCGCTCAGGAGTTTTCAGTAAAGATAAAAGGATTGGGGAGGCACCTGAAGACCTGCAAGGCCGAAGTATGTCATTCAAGTTTACTTCACCGCTGGCACGCGCCCAACAACTTGAAGATGTAAGTGCTATTGAACGTCTCTTGTTACTAATTGGACAGGTAGCAAAAGACGATCCATCTGTCCTGGACAATATTGATTTTGATGCAGTAGCTCAAGTATCTGGCGCTCGACTGGGTACACCGCCTTCAATCCTTCGTACAGCTGAAGCTATTCAGGCAATTCGTGAACAACGCGCTCAACTGCAGCAAGCTGCGGCGATGCAAGAACAACAGGCTGTAGCAACTCAGCAGATGACTAATGCACTAGCGAAAGGTGTAGAGAATCAATTAACCAGTGAGACGATGCAATGATTTTAATTACTACGGTACTTACTATTGCTTTGCTGCTTTCACTGGTCGGCTGGTGGAAGTGCCATAAAGAAAAGTGTGATTTAGAGGCTGTTAATTGCCACAAATCAGTAGCTGAAATTAAGGCTCTAGAAAAAATCTCCAAGCTTGAAAGCGAACTTAAAGAAACCCGTGAACACCTGTCTGAAATTACCCAATCGAATACAGCAGCCGAGCAGGAAAATGAAGAAATCCAGCAGCAAGGAAACTTTGTTCAGACTCGTAAGTTGCGACCAGCAACACCAGCAACTTTTCAGATCGTGTTTGATTTAGATACAAACGGGCAGCGAGTTTTAAACAGTTTAACTTCTGTGTTTTGCCGTGATGCCTTTGTTCCTAATGAGAAAGGAGGAGAGCGCGAAACTTGCCATCGTCTAGGCCAGCAGAGCGTTATCAACTTCATCATTAACCAGATCAACAGGGCTAACGATCCATCTTATTCCGAGGAAGAGAACAATGACTGAGGCGCAGCAACCAGCTACTACAGATACCACGACAACAGAACAGAATCAGCAAACACAAACGCCAGATGTAACACCAGAGAATAATCAGGCAAATACTGAAACTAATCCAGGTGATGAGCAGCAACAAAATCAGGACCCGAAAAATCCGGAAACTAAAACTGAAGAAAACAACAAGCCTGAAGCAAATATTCCTGAATCTGCTGATGGGTATGAAGTGACTATTGATGGTTTTGACCTTGAAGCATTCTCATCAATTGAAAGCAATAAAGCCTTCTTGGAAAAAGCTCATAGCCTTGGTGTATCCAACGAGCAAATGAATGCTGTTCTTGAAGCTTTTGTTGAGCATAACACTGTGCAAATTGAGCAGCTCCAAGAGGAATGGGGCACAGCCTTTGAAGGCAATATCAACTTGGCAAAACAGGCAATTGAAGCAGCCGGCCTTAGCATGGATGAAGTGGATTCTCCAACCTTCGGCATTAAATTGGCTGCCTACTATGGCCAGCACCTACAAGAAGATTTACCTCCATCAATCAGAAGCAATATAAGTAAGGGGGAAATAGCCAATGGCTAATGAAAACAAAATCACGGCGGCATTCGTACAGCAGTATCATGATGCTTATGAGGTTGCCTCACAGCAGCGTTTATCGCGTTTGCTTAAAACCGTTAAATACCGTGGCAAAATTACGGGCGAATCATTCACAATTAACGACATGGGTATCGTTGAGATGAAACCATCAGGTGCGCGTTTTGGTGACACCGAGTGGAGTCATCCAGATGTAGGTGTGCGTACTGCACTTATGGCTGATTATGACTTGTTTATGCCTATTGAACCGCGTGATGAAGCCAAGCTGGAAGCTAAACCTTCAGACCCATATATGGATGCATTACATAGTGCTCGTGAGCGTCAAATCGACCGAGTGATTTACAATGCTCTGGTGGGACCAGTTACCCGTAAAGTGGTAAATGATGCAGGGGTTTCAAGCGTTAGTACTGTAAACCTGCCAGCAGAACAAATTATTGCCCCCACCTTTGGTACGTTAAAACAGCAAATTATTTATGCTAAATCATTGTTCCGTAAAAATGAATGTGATGAGCAAAATGGTGAAGAGTTGTTTATCGCTTATACCGATACAATCTTGAATGAAATTTTGAATGACACCACATTAACAAATGCGGATCACATGAAAATTCAAATGTTGCAAGATGGTGCAGTCGGGACTAAATGGTTAGGCGTTAATTGGGTTGCATATCAAGATGTTGGCAACGGTGCTACTGAAGGATCTGTACGTATACCAATGTATACAAAAACTGCTGTTCATTTTGGTGATGCGGATATTACCAACTTTGACATCAGTAAACGTCCTGATAAAAAGAACGTTAAACAGGTTGGTGGTGTTCACTCATTTGGTGCGGGCCGCTCTAATGAGAAAAAAGTAGTTGCTATCGACTACATTCCATAATTGGGGTTTTGCCTCACATCTTGACCGGGGTGTGAGGCTTTTTTAAACAAAGAATATGTAGCGAAAGGAATTATGAAATGAGCAATTCAGAACAGCAAATCGAACAAGAGATTCAAGATAAAGGCTTAAATGCTCCACGATTAACGCCTGATCATATTAATTCGAAAGTTAAAGTTATTCGCTATCTAACCGGTGATGTAACACCTGCGTATGTTGCTGATGGCTATGAAAATGACCGTAGTGCTGCTTGTTTGACGATTTGTATTTTAACCCTCGAAAACGGCTTCACTGTCATAGGC